TGGTGAGAGGCATGTGTACCCACGCATATCTTGTAAATTACGAGGGCGTTTGTAAGCTCCTCGAAACGAATCAAAAGGTCTGGGCACCAATCGACATCCAGATGCTGGTCGATTCAATGCCAAGGATGAACTTCTACGGGGTTCTTCCAAGGTTAGCTACGCAGGAGAACACAAACTTGTATCCATGATGAAAGACATAATCCGAAGTCTGTCCCTTAAAGCTCTCAAACGATTTGCAACGGGCGGCGATGGTCCGGCGGATCTTCTTCAGGAAATTGAAGACCTTCGCAAAACGCTTGAGATTCGAACCAAAGAACATGACGAGCATCTGACCGAGGTCCGCGAGGAGCGCGATCATTGGCTCGCTCTCTACGATGAAGTTAAATTCGCTGCCGAGTTTCTAATGAGCTACGCAAAAAATGACGTCCCCAAGCTGAGTGAACAAACCGATTGGGAGACTGGCAAAATCGTCCTGCCGCAGGAAACGGGGACGTACTACTTCAACCCGGCAATCATGCTCGAACCAGATGGTCGAATCATGCTTTTTGCCCGTCGCTGCCGTAACAAGCGCGAGAAAGACGAGGATGTCTACATCGAGAAGAACGACATCGTTATCTTCGAGCTGAGTCAGGATCTTCGCGCCACAAAGAAGTCTCTGACCCAGTTAATCTCCCACTACCCCCTCGAACAGTTCGAAGACCCTCGCGTCCTAAAATTCGGCGACAAGTACGGGCTTGCGTGCTGCACATTCGTCCCGTTCAAGAGCTACGCGCATCAGGGCATGTTCCTTCTGGACAAGCATTTCCTGAACGTAGGCCGTTTCGACATGATCTACGGCAACAACTACGCGCAGGCCATGATCAACGATGGGCATGAGAAGAACTGGCTCTACTTCGTCCATGATAACGCGCCACACATGGTGTATTCGGCCAATCCTCACGTCGTTGTGCGCCTTAATGGGCGTTTAGAGAAGGAGGAGGAATACGTCACCGACGAGTTCAATCCTCTCTGGAAGTTTGGCGAGGTGCGCGGAGGCTCCAATCCGATCCTATGCGACGGCCTGTACTGGACTTTCTTCCACAGCTCGCTGCCGTGGATAAACAAGAAGCGCCGGTATTACATGGGTGCCTACGCTTTCGAAGCGAAGCCGCCTTTCCGAATCGTCCGAATGACGACACTGCCGCTTCTGACTGGAACGAATCAACAGGATTGGTGGCCGGGATTGCCTGCGGTCGTGTTCCCTTGCGGCGCATTCTTCGATACCGCAAAGAATAAGTTTGTCGTCTCGTACGGAATCAACGATGTGGATTGTGGTTACATCAAAATTCCGTTGGCCGACTTGCTTGAGGTGACGAAGGTGATTCGACCCAAGCGTGACGTCGTCAACAAAGAGAACCCGATCAAACTCGACGAAGTTCTCGATCCAATTCCGCAGAGACATAAACTAAAACGAAACAAGAAATCAAAGTATGATGAACTGGCTAAGAGGCTCGACGAAGAACCGCAAGGAGATGGCAAAAAGTCTGATGGACTTGCCTGAGGTAGACATTCTCGAATGGACAACGGCTGGCCAACAGGGCGAACTTGCGCTTATTTTACGAAATCCGATTCTTCGGATGGCTTTACGCATCGTGGCTGAGTCGATGCCGGTGCCTATGCCCTCCCAAGGAAGCAAGGAATCGGACATTGTTTTCGCTGCTGGCGTGACTGCTGGCTACGCGCATTGTCTCGAAAACATTCGAAAACTTGCAGTAACCGACACAACGAGAGAACCTGAAGCAACATTCGAAAAACAATACTAACATTTTATGGAAGAACCACTGAACTCACCGACCGTTAACTCCGCGCAAACGCCTGATTTCGAAAGCTCCTTCATCGAATCTTTCAAGGCTAACACTCTTGAGGATGCTGCCGCTGGAGAGGCTAGTGCAAAAGCTTCGCAAGTAACCGAGGAGCCTAAGCAGAAGAAGCAAACGCAGCCTAAGTCCGAAGCGAATACCAAGCTCAGCAAGTCTGAGATGGATATCGAGCGGATGTTCAGTCCGAAGGAGAAGGCTTCAGCTACCGAGGATTCCTCGGCTACTGATGACTCTGGCATCCCTGAGTCCATCAAATCTACGAAAGCCGCTGATGCTTTCCGTAAGATCAAGGAAGAGAAGGCGCAGTTGGCCAAGCAACTTGAGGAAATGAAGTCTGGCAAGGTTGCCAATCCGAACTTCGAGGCTCAGCTCAAGACTTTGCAGGAGGAGCGTGACGCGCTTTCCGAACGTGTTCGACTCCTCGACATTGAGCGCCATCCCAACTTCGTCAAAAAGTACGAAGGCAAGATTACCGGCGTGTTCGACTCGATGAAATCGGTCGTTGGTACGGATGGCGACAGGCTTGTTGGCCTACTCAAGTCTCCTGAGAACGATTATCGCAACTCGCAGATCGACGACATCGTTGAGGGTCTTTCGCCCTCCAAGAAGGCAAAACTTGGCGCTCTCATCGTCAAGTACGACGAGATTAACGGCGAGAAGTCTGCGGAGATGTCCGAAGCGAAGTCCGACTACGACTCGATCATTTCGAAGTACCAGCAGGACAACGAGGAAGGCACTCGCGCTGCATTGGAGTCGGCCAATAAGACTTGGACAAAGGTCAGCGAGAACGCTCGCGCTCTGGAAATCTTTGAGCCGCGTGAGAACGACGACGAATGGAATACGGAGCTAACTGGCCGACTTAGCCTCGCCCAGCAGATCTTCAATGGCGAGAACAGCGAAGAAGACCTCGCCAAGGCCGCTCTATGGGCTGCTGCCGCACCGAAATACCGTGAGCTTCTCTACTCTCAGGTCGAGGTAAACAAGCGCCTGCAAGCCGAACTGGCGAAATATAGAGGCAGTGAACCCGGTGTTAGTTCGAAAGCAACGGCTGGCGGCTCCCGTGCATCAAATGCGAATGGTTCGAAGAGCGAGGACTTTGTCACGAACGTCCTGAAGTCGTTAGGACGCTGATTCGCTGCGCTCAAACAATTATCCCCCGATTGGTTTCATTACCAGCGGGGGATTTTGCTTTGAATCACTTACGATACGGACCGCTGCCACTTAGAGCAGGCTTCGGCTTAACCGGAGGCTTCGGTGGAGGAGACTGCTTGTAAGGTCCGCTGCCACTCCCCTTAACAGACGGTGAACCTTTGTACGGTGCGTTATTGCTCATTTGTCCTTTGGTAGTGCATACCAGCCTTCGTGGATGATGATGCGGTTATTACTACGCACCGTTTTGCCTTCGGCGTCAACCACCCAAACCTTAGCCTTAACGCTCTCAGCGAGGCGCACAGGCTCACCGTGGGGGACGTAAATCACCCGGCTTGCGCAGCTCACGCTCATGCTCATCAATGCGAGCAAGCAGACCGCGCTTAAGATCGGGTTGTTTTTTCGCATCTTCGCTTGTGACATCCTGCTTCGTCAGCGCGTGAAGCCAGATAACCAGCTTCATCACCAAGTCGGCCAAAAAGTTCATTCAGCTTTGACAACTTCGGGCGCAGCCTTCGCGGCTTTCTTGTTGTTGTAAACAGACCAGCCAACGCCAGCGATGCTTACGACAGCGCCTACGAGTTCAGCGAGTTGATCGGCACTGGCCAACCCTTTGGCGACGAGGAAACCACCGGCAGCGGTCAAGATGTGGCGGACAAGAGAGGCGAGATTAGGATTCATTTTTCTGTTTTTAGTTTGCGATACAGTTCGAGTGCTTTGACGGCGCAGGTTAGAAGCGCGGCGAATGCGCCAAGAGCTAATGACGCAGTCTTGAGATGAGGATCTGAAAATACCGCGTTCCCCAGAATACCGATGATCGGACCACCGACGCCGATTGAGATGTCTCTGAAAAAGGTGTGGTGGTCCGTCATCGTGATGGTTAGTTAGCGAGCGGAGCCTGCGATTTGGCGGCTTCGAGAATGATTTCGGCCAGAGGTACTCCGACCTTTGCATTCTGGAAACCGCCAGCCTTGATGGCGATATCGATGAGTTGCAGCAGGGTGTTCGCTTGTTCGGCGGTCAGTTCAATTTTAATCATGCCGCCGGAGCATCGGTGACAGTTTCGACGGGTGCAACCACAACCGGAGGCGGCACAGGAACCCACGGCAACGGCAGCGTCACCACCGGCGGATTGATCTGGTCGTTGATCTGCTGCGAGACGTTCGCTTCGATGGCGGTCTTATCGACACCGTTCTCGTAGCACCAGTTCAAGACCTGTTCCTGCGTCAGGTCTTCGTAAGGCGTGAACTCACCAGACGGCGGAGCGAACGAGCAGGAGCCGTAGCAAGTGCCGCTGTAGGTTTCATCAGTGCCGTTGCAACGCCAGTCGGCGGTGATTACGACATTCGTTTCAGAGCCTTCGGTCGGCTTAACGAGAAGGCGTTCGATGATCCAAGAGAGGGTAATCATGGTGGTATGGATTAAGTTATTACGCAAAGGTAATTACTGGCAATGTGATCGAACCACCCAAACCGCCAACAGTGGCTTTTACCTTTATTACTGGGTTCGTAACTACTGTGGTGATGGTTAGCGTGTAAATTGTAACTGTGGCATCTACTGCTAAAGATGCAGCCGTAGTGCCAACAGATGCGTTGTTTCTTATAACAACTGCCGCTTGGTTGCTATATCTTCCAGCTACATGATCTAAATACACTCCGCTAAATCCTGTAAGCAGTGCTTCAATAATTACACTTGAACTTGAGTTAGACACAGTAACAGAAATGGTAATGGTTGTAAATGCGCCGCTTGCGCCAGATCCGTATTCTACTGTTGCAAACCTATTGGTTGCTATGTTAGCGGTTCCTAGACCTTTTGATGAAGAAATGTTTGCTCCAGTAAGATCGCTCGTGGTGCCAACCAGCAACCCCGTAGAGTTCAGGGTCATGGCGGTGCCAGATGTATTAGACCATTCGTGGACTCCTGTTACATCAATGCGATAACGATCAGAGTAAGTCGATCCAGTTCTGGTCGTCGAAGTTGAAATCTGGAAGTCGCCATTTGCAGAAACGTCGTTCCAAGCTCTCCAGCTTCTACTGGAAGCACTCGCTCCATATGCCCACTGATACAATCCGCCAGCACTTCCAGATGTTACCTGAATTCCACCGACTACATCTAATGGCAGCGCAGGCGTAGTCGTCCCAATACCCACCCGATTGTTCGTCGAATCAACCTTCAGCGTCGAGGTGTCCACCGTCAGATCGCCGGTGATGGTGGCGGAGCCAGCGGTAACGAGTCCGGCAACGGTCAGCGCATCGGTTGTCTTGTTGTAAACCAGACCTGCATCGCCTGCCAGATTCGTCCCGCCATCATTGAAGATGACCTGAGTCGTCGCGCCGGGAAGGGCGACACCACCGCCAAGAGCGGTGTATATCTCAGTGAAGTTCTGGTTGGTATAATCGAACGAGGTTCGCAGCGGCGTCCCCGTTCCGTCGTTCGGCGATGCGCCGATATTGATGGTTTGCTTTGACATATATGACTAAATGAATGTTACGTTGACCTACAGAAATTCGGTCATGTCCGCCGTGATGCTCGTCACGTCCGCGCTTATCACCGTATTATCCGCCGTGATATCCGCCATTCCGCCAAGCGTCGCCGCTTCCCAGAGTAGGCCAATCTCCAGCAGAATGCGTTCACGCGGACTCATGCACGAAGCTCCCTGAGCCTCCGCAATTAGTGTGGCCGCATCGGCGCAAGAAATGTTTGCCATGATATTTTAGAACGGATGCGAAGTGATGAACCAAGCCGTACCGTTCGAAATGATTGTAATCGAATTCCATTGCGGAGACAGTACATGTGTGGCCGCTCCGTCAATCGTCTCGGACGCATACGCATCGACCGTCACCGTATTCGCGCCAGCATTGATGCGCTTGAAAACGTAGATACGACCAGCAACCAGCGCCGCCGGGGGCAATGTCAGCGTAATCGCGCCAGCCGTCGCATCGCAGACCAAGAAGTAATCGCCGCTCACCACGCTGCCGCTGGTCGTCACCGACCGATACGCACCGCGTGTCGCGCCGCCGCCCTGAAGATACGTCGCAATGCGGTTCTCCAGCGCCAGCTTGGCCAACTCAACCTCCCACGGTGAGCGACATCCCAGCGACGCCGCCTCGTTGATGAGCGTTGCCGCCTCGTCGCATGTGATGTTTGGCATATCGTTCTATTGAAAAATGGTTATCGTGCCATCGGACCAGCGCCACGCTGCATCACCTCGGCGATGAAACCACCGCCGCCGGGAGCCTCGCCCTCCTCCTCCATCTCCTCCTCCTCGCCGCGCTCGGCCAGCTTCTTGCCCTTGGATTTCTTCTCGTATCCGGGAATGGCCACACCATCAATCTCGATGACCTCCGCCTTACCGCCCTTGCCAAGAACGATGGTCGCCATAGTCTGGAACGCTTCGCCCTCCGCAAGGTTCTCGGGGATTTCTACGCCTTTTGGAATCGTAAATGACGGCATACGGGGAGCATTACGCGACCTATTGGGATGTCAATGTCTAAGCGATAACGGGCAATAAAAAACCCGCCACTAACTTTTCGGGCCAGTGACGGGGTGCCTCACAATAAGGCGCTTTACAAGACATTCAACCTATTGATTCAACCGAGGCAAACCTAGCTCAGAGTTATCGTTGGGCAACACCAATTTTGATCCTTTGGAAATGTTCTCGAACGCGGTCAGCGGTTGCAGGTTTGTCCAATGGCTCAATCCCATAACCTCCTCTGGCGAATTTCCACTGGCCAATGGAATGCGATGATCAACATGCCAGTACGGACCGTAGTTTTCCCACGTCATTCCATCCCTGAACTGCCTCTCCAAATGACCACGCAGAAAGTCGGGAGTGCAGCCGACAATCTCAAACGTGGCCGACCGTCGCGTTTTCTTGCTGCCAAGATACGCACGAATCGAACCTCGAATGGCGTCCTTGAGCCGCATCATTGGGTCGTTCCGGCGGCGCTCACGGAGCTTGTCGATTATCTTGGAATGGTTTGCTGTGCTATATCGCTTTTGCCAGCGGCGAGCGCGTTCTCGATTGTTGGCACGGTATTCGTTGGCTTTTTTCTTAAGATGCTCAGCGTTCTTCTTTCCGTACTCGCTGTTCCGCTTGTTGACCGTTTCTTTGTTTTCAACGTAATACTGCCTAGCCTTCCCGAGCCTGTTTTCTCGGTTTTCAAGATAGCGACGAGCAGCCTCAAGCTTCAATCGGTCAGCATTCTCTTCGTTGTACCGCTTCATTTTTTCTGCGGATTTTCGAAGCAGCTCGTCGTATTTTTCTAAATTCACCCAGTATTCGGATCGTTTCCCATCGACCAGCTTTGGTCCGTAGAACCAGAACAGCTTTCCATCGCTCTTGCGTACGTCTCCACGTTTGAGGTTTTCCATGCAATCAAATCTTATGCAATCAACATTGATTCGTCAAGAGATTCTTGCAAAGAAAAAGCTCCAGAAGATTCCTCCTCTGGAGCGCGTTAATTAAGTATTAACTAATCAGGAACAGATGACTTGGGTTAAAGCGCCTGTGCAGCGCCTAAAGATAATAGTCATTCCCTGCGACGTGAATATAGGCTCCGAAGCATGAACGAACTCAGCGTAATGCTGACCCTTCTTCTCCAGCGGATCGGCGCAATCCACATCGAGCTTGTAGGCACCCGTCACCCACTGCCACTCGCCCATGTAGTTGGTCGGCATCCAGCTCAGATCGCCAACCCGATTGACGGGCCGCACGATGTGGCTCTTGAACACATACGGAGTCACGATGAACGCAGCCTCGTACGGAGCAGTCGTCCAGCTCGAATTGACGCTGAACACAGTACCCTTCGTTCCGCTCGCACTGGTGAACGGCTGCACCAGCGTGTACTTGCCACCGGCATAAGTGAAGCGGGGCGGAAACAGATTCGGAACATGGCGATAGTTCTTAATCACCCGGTTCGCACCGATCCGCTTAAGCAACTCCGCTCCAGCGCCACTGCCCTGATCAGCGAAACGCAAGTCATCGCGGAACGCCGGGTTGTTCTGAGCGATACGCTGCGAAGCCTCCAAGCCGATATATAGCGGAAATACCGGACCGTCGCTGCTGTACGAGATGAAACCGGAGCTATCAGGATTCGTCGCACCATTGCGGATCAGCGTAGCAGCCGCGACATCCAGCATCTCCTGAGTCAGCTCAGAGGTAGACTGATTGAGCGCCTGACCAGCCGATCCGGTCTGAATCCATGGGAACTCATTCACGCCAGAGGGAATCGTCTCGACCTGAGTGAAGGACGAGTCGGCCACAGCCTTGATCGCGAACTTCGCGAACGTATTCTGATAGCGGGTTTCCCATGAACGCTGTGCGCGGATCGAGAGCTTCTCCAAGTACACACGCAAGAACGCCTCGACGCGATGGTCGAAGGTCAAATCGTCCTTACACAGGAGCGGACCTTTGAGGGCGAAACGCTCAGGACTCCAAGTGACGGCATTATAGCCGACCGGAACCTCGCTGTAAGTGACATCGCAAGCGCCACCGTTCTCGCCACTGGCAAGCGTGATGGCCGACCACTCCTCAGCCGCAGTCGGCTCGATGGAAGTGGTGGTGAACGAGGTCTGGGTCAAACCAGTACCTTGAGGATACTCTCCGCGCTCAATCATATTGAGCCACATCGAGCGATACGAGGCGCGTTTATAGACGTCCTGCGCGAGCGACTCAGTCGCTACGGCGAAGGCGTTGAAGACATTAGGACAAGCCATATTGAGAAAAAATTAAACCGACGTTATCTGCATTTGGTAGGCCATTCTATCCATCCATCAAACGATGGCGGACCGGACCTACGCGCTGACCGATGCGGAGCGTCATTGCCGCTTAGACAGTTTTGCGATGGCTGACCAAGCCTCCGCCTTGCTTAAGGTCGATAGCCGGACTGAGACACACTGGTGCCTTACGCGTCAATCAGAATAAGTCTTGCTCGGGAATGCCGTCGATAAGTTCACTCTGTTCGGCAATGTAGCTTTTGTATCCCTTGATGATCGTTCCGATTCTATGCGGCTGGATGATATGCTCCTTCGCGATGAATCCCCTGAACGTATACGGACCGGGGAATTGACCGATCATCAGCGCATAGAAATCCACGCCATCGGTCTTGGAACCTTTGCGCGCATCGACCAGTAGCTTGCCATTCTCGTACTTCGTCGTCTTCACATCGATGCGAATGCCCGGTGGAATGGGAGGTATAATCGCGTCGTAGAGCGGGTGCGGTGGTTCGCGATCCGTGTCGATGTCGGGGTAGACATTAAATAGCTTACAGAAAGCTATCTCGCCGCACACGCCCTCCAGATCCACCGTCGCAGGGTCATCCGTGCTTATCTTCAAGTTCGTAGTGTTGAAATGACGATTATTGCCGTTGCGATTCTTAGCCACGAAGTGGGCCAACTTCCTCTCAGCTTGATTGAGAGAAATAACTTGACCAATTTTAATTTTACTTAACATGGTCAAAAAGACGGAAAATTTTTGAGGGGGGTATCGTAAACGAAGCCACCCCGCAAAGGGGGTGCCAGGTCCTACGTCAATAATCGTGCCATTCTGTGGAAAAACAATCCTTTTGTCCCATTAGATTTACTTATCCTGATGATAAGTTTTCCCCCGTTGCACATTAGCTGTTATCTTTACTTCAAACGGGATTGCTCACCTGAACCTCTGCGAACCGATCCGGCATTGAACCCAGCAGATTAATCGATACCGAAGTCGCTTCTCCGGCTTCGGACCAGCCAAACACAAGTGCACTTCGCTTAGCTACGCTGTTTAATATCGTCTCGCGAGTTGCCTCGTCCTTCAGGCCGTCTAGGTCGTAAGAGTCAACGCGCTCAAGCGTAGAAGCTGCATCTGCGGCGAGCTTCGAACGCACTAAAGCCGATAGACTTTCTAGGCTCTGGGCTTTCTTTTCAATGCAAACCGTTTGCATTTGCGCCTTCACTTTCGTAATCCCTTCGCGGCACGCCCTACTGCGCAGAGTATTTATAGGCACGCTCAAATCGCTTGCAATTGCTGCCCAGTCTTTCCCGCTGAGATACTGCGCCGTTGCGCTCTTCCATTGCTTGGCTGTCATTCTGCAAAGATCGGCCGTTGCGCCGTCCGTTGCAACTCCGGTTTTCCCCTCCTCTAGTCGCTTTCCTAGAATTTATTTTCCCTCATTTTCCCCAATGAATCCGGCCTTTTCACCTATTCTCAAAAATATTCTCGATTTTTCTTTTGACTCATTCCGCTCCGTCCCCTAGTCTGTCCTCAGCAATGAAACCCACGTTTAAAAAACTCGCTTCCATCCTCTTCCTCTCCCTTGCCTACGCCGTCGCAGGCTGGTCATTTTTCTTCGTTTTCTTTCGCTCACAATTCTGAATCCCCTACTAAATAAAACTATGGCAACCCTAAGCAAGCAAGGCACTGAACTCGAAAGAGTTAATGCGCTTCAGTATTCACTCAGCCTCCGCAGCAACGGAACCGTCCTCCGCAATCGAGGCGAAGGATGGAAGGTGGTTCACCTGAAGGAAGGCATTTCAACGGAGGCCTATTGGTCGAAGATAAAAGAGAAGCAAGCGAACCTCTCCCCGGAGTTTCTGGCCTACCGTCGCGCCGTCCAAGCGGAGTTCAGCCTAAGCAATCGCAGCAAGTACTTCGTCCTCGTTTCTATGTTAGGCGACGATACCGACGGGATTTGTTCGTCACTTCAGGATGAAGGCATCGACTGCGACTTAGATACTCTAGGTGAAATCGAAACGCTCCGCAAAGCATGGCAATCCATGAAGCGACTTGAAGCGGTCGAAGTTTGAATCCTGAACCACTGGTTTTCTGAAATGGAAACCAGAATTCAGCGTTCAAACTCAATCAAATCAAATCCCATGAAAGTCCTTGAATTTATCCGCCTCCGTTCCTTTGAAGATCCTTTCGTAATGGACGGCGAAAAATGGCAATTCGTCACCGTCAAACGCGCCGACGGGGAAGAGGATATTGGAGTCTATCGCTTTGCGACGGACCTTTGCCATGACTACGCGGACTTTCGCGCCCTCTTTAACTTAGCCTGATTCCCCGCGTTTCCCTTCGGGCAACTGAAGGGAATAGCGGCGAATTAAAGCCGACCAAATCCAAATCAAATCCCATGAAGCCAATCCTCTACCTCGCGCCACAATCTAAAGTCCGCCGAACCTTTCCCCGCGCAAATGAATCCGCGCATTATGTCACCGGCAATTCACCGGAGCCTGTAGTCAAGTGGTATGGTTCAGTCAAACCCGGCGAAGTTCACGTTGACCTTTTCAACGGAGAAAACCTTACCGTTCAAACCGGCAAGGGATACTTGCTAGGAATCCATGAAGTCGAAACTCGCGCTTAATCCCATCCCATCCCATCCCATGATCTTAATATCCCGCACCTTCGAAGTCATAACGCCGGAATCCGCAGAGGAAGGCGAATCCGCAGAATCCGGTTTCCTATCCGAAGGCGAAGCCGTGACTTTCCGCGAGCTAGTGTCCCTAATGCGCGATCATCCCCTTCCTTCGTGTTATCCTCCGCGAGGCGAGGCTTTCGAATGGCTTTCATCCCATTCCGAAACGGACTATCGCGATTGCTCTAATCGGACGGAATCCCTTCACCTAGACCAGTCAAACCATCCGCGCACGCTGAAATACTGGCGCAAGGCAATGATTGCTGCCGGAATCATCCGCCGGAAGTGACTCCCCGCGAGAGTCTATCGGCAACGGTAGCCTCCGGCGGTGAATCATCCCGATTCTCTGATTCAACAAATCCAAATCCAATGAAAACCATTGTCACAGAATTCCAATTCATCGAAGCATTCCGCCTATGCGGCCGCGAAACACAATTCACCGTCCCCGCACGCCGTGCGTTATTCGCGCATTTGGAAGACTACGAAAAGTCAACTTGTTTTGAGTTGGAACTCGATCCTATCGGCATCTGCTGTGAATTCGCGGAACACCCCTCCGCAATCTCCGCATCCAAAGAATACGGCCAGAGTTTCGAATCTGAATCCGAGGCTTTGGAATGGCTTCAGGACCGCACGCAAGTCGTCCCATTCGACGGCGGAATCGTCATTCAGCAATTTTAATTTATCCCCGCGCATCCAATGAAAATCACCGCAATCTTCCGCGATTTGTCGGATCAATTCTGGAATGGCTTTGGCGATTCAATCCCGGCTTTTCTCAATCTTTCACCACTGGCGCAATTCGAACGCGCACAACATCTCGCGCATGAAATGCCGCGCAATGTCTCGGTAAAAATCGGAAACGGCTCTTTCCGCGAAAAAGTAGAATGGAATCAGGCCATGCGCGACGCGACGCGAAAGGAGCGAATGACGGCCAAGATTGAGCCGCGCAAAGGCTACCGTCTGATTACCTTCGACATTTAACCCATTCCCCGCGCATCCAATGAAATACTACGTCATGCAAACATCGCTTTCTAGCGGCTCAAAACCTCAGCTAGTCCACTGGTCCAAAACCGAATCGGACGCCGTCGCCTATGCGCGCCAGCAACTTGACCTGTGGCGCGAAGTGGGCGTTGCCAATCCCCCGCGATACGAAGTCCATTATAGCGGCCTACGCGGCTCCGCCCTCTGGTCTAGTCTCGACTGAATGACCTATCCTACGCGCCTTATTCGAAAGAGTAGGGCGAAAGGGTAGGCCATAAGTCCTTCCTCAAATCAAACGAAAGCATCCCATGAAATACACTCTTCACGACACCTTCAACGGCGGAACCGTCTCGCGCCATCGTTCCATCGAAGCCGCAGTCCGCGCATCCTATCGTTTCTCGCGTGCGGTTAAGCGAGCGAACGGAAAAAACTCATTTATCACGACCGAAATTCGTTGCGACGGTAAGCGACTGGATGAAAACCAGCAGGAAGCCGCGCAGGGAATCCAATGGGCAATCGAAACCGGAACTTTACGCGCCTGAACCAATGAAAACCCATACCCCCGGCCCTTGGCTTGCAACGCCCACGACAGGCAATCCGCACAACCCTAACAGCCTCCGCATGGATATCGTCACGACGACTGGCGAATGGAATCCGGCGTTTATTGCTGGTGACATACTGCCCGAGGATGCGCGCCTTATCGCCTCCGCCCCCGATCTTCTCTCCGCCCTCGAACGCCTCGCGCACCCAATGGCCGACGACGACGATCTGGACTACGCTCGCGCCATCATCAGGAAGGCGAAAGGGCTTTAAGCCGCTCCGGTTATCCGGTAAACCCTGTCCGCGCATCAAATCCCACGAATAAAACTCTATCGCGCATCAAATCATGCATCCACTGCTCTTATCCGCGCTCATCCAGATCGAATCCCATGGAAACGATCATGCCAAAGGCCGTCACGGCGAGCTTGGCGCGCTCCAGATCAAGCCGATTCTTGTTCGCGATGTGAATCGCATCATGGGGACGCATTACGCGCACGCCCAAGTCACCAACCGCGCCGTCGCGACGTTCATCGCCCACGCCTACCTAAGCCATTACGGACGCAATCTCAGCGACGAATCGCTGGCGCGCATCTGGCAGGGTGGGCCAAAAGCCCTCAAGCGGTCCTCTTCCCGCGCCTATGGCCGTCGCGTCATGCGCAAACTTTCCTCTCTCGAAACCAGTCAAACAACAGCAAAGAAATGAAACTAACCATTCAAAGCAAAGCCAACGCGCAAACCATCGTTGATCTGTTCAACGCCATCCTAACCGGCGAGGAGCAAGAATCCGGCGCGACACCGCTCTCAATCTACGACGACAACAAACATATCTGCTCGCTCATCGCGAAGGATGGCACGCAAATCCTTGAACTCATCATCGAGCGCGAGGAAGGCGACGTGCTTTGCTCCAGAACGCCTGATCTGGAGACGTTATGATAACTGGAACAAACGGACCGTACAACGCATACGAAATCTTAGAGTTTGTTGAAAAAAAATATAAGGACGAATCTTTGAAGGCGCGAAATATCCCGCTCGATGAGTTGGCCAAGCAACTTGAGCTGATGGCCGATGATTTTCAGAATCCTTTCTTAGCATCCGCGTCAACCCGTCTCGCGCACGTCGCCGCCGCGCTCACCTGCCTTCAGGACGCGCTTTTCTACGTCCGAATGTATAAGTGCGCGGACACGACCGGCGAGGGCGAGAAACGACGACAGCAACTCATCGACGATTCGGAGTTCATCATCGACCTCATCCGCGCCGGAGGGATGTATCCATGAGCCGCAACCTCTTCGCGAAGCCAGTCTACAAAGTCCAGCTCAGCGGCGCGATTGGCTGGAGCGACATGAAGGAGAAGGTCGTCAGCTACCAGACGGTCGAATTCGAGTCGCGCAAGGACGCGGAACGAGCGGCTCGCGAGCTAAACCCCGGCGAGTACACGCAAGGGCGGATTCGCGTCGTCCCGGTCGAACTCAGCGAGGACTACGATGTGTATCCGGTAGCAGAACGATCCAAGCCGTGAACCCACCGTGCATCATCATCCCGTCAATCTTGTCGAATTCTGCGCCGGATATTGCGGCATTGGAATTGGACTCAAGTCGGCTATCCCGCATCTACGCACTGTCGCTTACGTCGAAAGGGAAGCATACGCCGTCGCAAATCTGGCTGCGAAAATTGAAGAGGGACGACTGGATGCAGCACCTATCTGGACGGACCTGCTCGCCTTCCCATACGCAAAATTTCGAGGACTGGTGGATATCGCGGCTGCGGGAATCCCCTGTCAGCCCCATAGCCACGCCGGACTCCGTAAAGGTGGAGCCGATGAAAGATTTCTCTTTAACGACTGGCTCACTGGACTCCAGCAAATGCGTCCGCGCTGCATCCTCATCGAAAACGTCGAAGGCTTGCTTACCAGTCTTATGCCAGACGGAACTCTTTGCATCCGATGGACGCTGGAGAGATTGGAGCGCATGGGCTACCGCGTTGCGAGCGGACTATTCAGCGCGGAAGAATGCGGCGCGCCACATATTAGGAAGCGGGTCTGGATTCTGGCCTACGCCGACAGCGAACGAGGACAAAGATCAGAATGCTTCCTTCGCGACGCTTGCGCGACTGGACCGGGGGGGGCGTATCTTGCGACGGATAGCGACATTGACGATGCGTGGAAGTGGCCCAGTGGACCAAATGAACCTCAACGATGGTGGGAACCGGCGCGAACGCTTGAATCCAGCTTGGGTCGAAAGTCTGCTCGGTCTGCCGTTATCTTGGACCGCTTGCGACTCCTCGGAAACGGAGTCGTCCCCGCAACCGCCAATCTAGCATTCCGCACTCTCGCAAAACAACTTTTCCAATTTTCCATCTAACTTCTCCAATCCGCCCCGCGCATCTAACTTGTCGGCCATTCTACCCCCTATCCAAGAGCATGAAAATCCATCCATCCTCCCCCTCGCCCCTACGCGTCGCCAATAGCGCAACGGTATCAACACGTCATTCGCCAATCAAAAACGCTCTACAGCCCCTTTCTGAGCGATTGAACGCTATGTCGAACGAGCGATTGAGCGGTCTTGGAGGGGTTTCAATTCCGCCGCTGACTGCGTCCGCCCCGGCAGGGAGCGGTTCAAGCAAGTCTGCGAAAGCGGAATTGTACTCCCTATTTATGGGGAGTTAAGTAACTCCCAATAGGGGAGATAGCGACAGCTATGCGAACTTTTAATTAGCAAGAAGTGGGTTAGATGAAAGTTCGTTTGAATGAAGTTGACAAATGGTCGTAGAAGAGTGCATTACAAGTTCCTATGAGTTACTTAGAGAATGGAGCAACACACCGCAGCATGTTCCGCTTGATGGAGCCGCTGCATCACGATGCCGATCCGAACCGCTCGCAGGTTCTGGCCCACATCATGGTCAATATGCAGTGCGACTTGGGTAGAGCGAGCCGAGCGTTCAACTCGATGAGGCATCCCAAGTCGAAGGTGCTTGTTTTCGATCATGTCCACCGCATGTGGAAGGGCTGCGACTGGTTACCATCCGATGAGAACTCCAAGGACGCCATGATCTTGGTTGAGCATCGGGCGTTGGAACGCCGGGTCATCGCGATGGATGGCGAACTGCGAAAGGCTTTGAAAGAAATCAAGAGGCTGAACAAGCAGATGGCCGACTTGTATTCCGACGCGAAGGAGATGGGCAAGAGCCAAGACGAGGATGTCAACTGGCTGGAAGAGATGAAAGAATCACTCGGAAGACCCAGCGAAAAACCCCGCAAAACCAAGCATCAGCCACCCGTCAACACCATCGAATCGATGGTTGCCGCAGCTTGGAAGTGAGAAACATGAAAAAAGATTTGACTCGACCTGATGCAACCCATAACTTGTCACAACGATTTTCTGCAATCAGGCGTAGAGTGCGTCGAGGTGGCGCAACGAGGTTTCGGATTTTTACCTGTAATGATCACCTGATTGCATAACCAACGAACCATGAAGTGCTACACGACCAAGACTGCTGCTGAGATGCTGAACGTATGCAGCGAGACATTGCGCCGACTCTGCCGGGAGGGCGCGCAACACCGCCGCGTCGGTCGTCGCATTTTGTTCACGGAATCAGATTTGGCCGCGCTGCTTGATTCAAAGGTGATGCGAGATGAAGTAAATCCGTTCGCACGGAAACCGAAGGCTCAGGAGGAAGTGAAGCTATGACGACCGAGGTTGAACAGGTTCAAGCGACTAAGCCGTGTGGCAAGTGTAAGATCGAGAAGAGTTTCCCAGAATTCTCAAAGACACGAACAAGCAGTGACGGCCACCAGAGGTATTGCAAGTCATGCTGCAAGCAATACAAGCGGGACAATAAGGAGAAGCTTTCGGCCTATCAGAAAAAATGGTGTGCCGAGAACAAGGAGCGGCTGAGCGAGTATGGCAAAGGTTACTACGCAGCTAACCTGTCCAAAAGGTCCGAGTACCATCGACAGACGTATTTCAACATCAAGAATGATGCAGTTAGATACCAGAAGTATCTTGAACGAGCGCGTCGATTGAACAGGGCATCTCAGATAAAATATCCAGAGAAGCAGAAGTCGAGAAAGGCAGTCATGTTGGCGCTGAAGTCTGGAAAGCTTATCAGGCCGCAATCCTGTTCAGCTTGCATGAAGACGTGCGTTCCAGAGGCTCATCACGAAAGTTACGATCAAGATAAGCGGCTTGATGTAAGGTGGCTTTGCAAGCAATGCCACGAAGCGCATCACCGAAAGTATCCGATGATTTCTAAATAATTTTGTCTGCTGAATGGCAGACGTGTCAGAGAACAAAAACAAGACAAAACCATGAGTAATACATCGATATCAGTCGCGGCAAATCAGCCGCAGTCACTTGAACAGCAACCTCAATCAGGAGCAGACTTCTACTCCCAAGCATGCACGTCTCTAGACGCTGTGAAGACGCTTGGAGAGTGGATGGCCCACTCAGGACTCTTTGGACTTACCAAGGCCGAGCAAGGGTATGTTCTGGCACTTGAGTGCATTGCGAGTCAGCAAACTCCGCTGACTTGGAAGAGGTCTAACCACGTCATAAATGGCCAGATTGCCATGAAATCCGAGGCTATGTTGTCCGGTCTAATGGATGCAGGGTGGGACGTGGATTGGGTGCAATTTGACGCCCAAGCTGCCATTGCTGACTTTTGCAAGGGGCAGAAGAAGATCCGTATTTCGTTTACGACTGAAGATGCGAAGTTGGCCGGTTTGCTTCCTGCTAAAGCGGGGAGTGGTTGGCAGAAATTCCCAGCAGCTATGATGCGTGCGCGTCTTGTGAGTCTCGCCACAAGGATGCTCGACCCCCGCATTACTCAGGGTCGATATTGCGTCGAGGAAGTGGCCGACTTCTCCTCCTCGCCGTCAACACCCACCATCACCGCTACGACGCGCCAGACGGTCAATGTGACGCCGGAACCAGCCTTCTCGCTCGTTGAGAAGTTAGAGCAGATTCTTGAGCCACATTCTGATATCGCCAACGCGTTCCTCATCAGCAAGAACCTTATCAAGGAAGGCCAGAACTTCCGCGATGTCAGCGCCAAGGTGGCCAACATGATCGTCACCGATGCCGACGGCTTCATCTCCAAGGCTAAGGCGTTCGCCAACCCGCCCACTGAATAAGGAAAAACATGAAACCCTTTTCTCAACTTAGCCGAAACGAAATCATCGATTTAACCAACGAGGAGTTGAACGACTCCATTCGGTTGGAAGCAATCGAGCGAAGCATCAAGCCTCCGATTACATTGTCCGAAGCACTACGCCGCAGCGAGTGGCGCGGCTACACCAAGCCTGCTGAAGCTATTAAAGTTTGGACGCTTAAATTGGGATACCACTCTTCAAACTTCGGCTTCCTAGACGAGCAAATTGCCGCCAAGGCGATTGAGGGAATGATCTGCATTGAGGAGAACAGCTACAGCCATCCCAAAATCAAAATTACCAGCGACACTCCTCAGATTGTTTTAAAGTACGTCGGCGTTGAAGCTGGTTCACAGAAGGCTTCTAATTTTGAGGAATACACTCAGGACGACACCGAGTTCGTTAAGGTGCGCGACGAGTGCCTTGAGAAGTACAGCGATGTGCGTCAGCAAGCGTACAACGCCAAGGTCCGTGCTGAGCGCAAGACCGAGTACCTGCGTCTGGCCGGTGGAAATGAGGAGGTTGCCAAGAACTTCTGGTCAAAGACTGAGGGGACATCATGGCCAACCAACGAAGAAATTCTAACCCAAGGTTAAAATGAGCATTCTCAACCAACACGTCAATCTCGACATGCCAGCGGAGAAGTATCACGCCGTTGATGCTCTCTCTAAGTCGATGATGTCCAAGATCCTCAAGTCCCCGGCTCATTACAAAGCCGCACTAGAGGAGCATCAGGAGCCGACGAAGTCGATGCAGATGGGTACGGCGATTCATACCGCTGTGCTGGAGCCGCAACTCTACTCGCAAGTCGTTGCCGTTGTTCCGCCGGACATCGACGGACGTACGAAGGAGGGCAAAGCGTGGAAGGAGCAGCACAAGAGCCGCATCCACCTGACTCACGCTGAAGACATCGATGTGCAAGGAGTGGCCAACAGTGTCCGTCGCCATCCGTTCTGGGACATCATTCATCTCGACCACCGGATCGAAGCCAGCGTGTTCGCTCAAGACGAGGAAACCGGCATCGCCCTTAAGGCGCGTCCCGATCTGTGGATCGAGGGTCATACGCTCGTTGACATCAAAACAACCGACGACGCATCGCCCGAGGCGTTCCTGCGAACCATCGCATCGTTTGGTTATCACATACAGGCCGCGCACTATCTGGAGATGACTGGAGCAGATAGCTTCATCTTCGTGGCGGTCGAGCGTAAGGCTCCGTATGCTGTCGCCATCTATCGACTGGATGCCGAATGGCTTCAGGCTGGCGCGAATCTGCGACGCAAAGCAATCTCGACGCTGCACGAATGCCGCGCACTGGACAGTTGGCCAGCCTATCCAACAGCGACACAAACCCTTTCATGCCCTAAGTGGGTCTTGAATAAATCCGAAAACTAACCACCGAATAAATTATGTTCCAAGTAAACCGCCGAGATGCCGGAGGCCGATACATCGATGCCGAAGGCGACTACACCGTCACCGTAGCCAAGGTCGAGGAAACGCTCGATGCGAAGGGCCGCGAGGTCTGTAAGGTTACGTTCAAGACTGAAGATGGCGCATCCATCACTGACCGCTTCATCAATCAGGAGAATGTCTGGTTCCGCGTCAATCAGCTTGTCGCCGCAACGAAACACAATGTTCCCGATGGAACCGAGTACGACTTCCTTGGGGTCAAGGGCAGCTACGCGGCGTTCCTGAAGTCAATGACCGGCTTGGAACTGCTCATCACCGCTCGCTTTGAGGAGTATATGGTCAACGGCGAGACGAAGAAGACGCTCCGCATCAAGAACATGCGCGAGGTTCCGATTGCCGAGGTCGATGGCGACGATCTTGATCCGAAGCCGTTCTGAACCGCATCACGGAGGGGAGCGCATTCCGAGATAACGCTCAATAAATTTTGTATCTATGAAACCAAAAGAAATTATGACCCCACTCCAGTCAGCTCAGGCGTACTTGCTGGACGTAGAACACAAACTAGCCGATGCCCATGATCGCATTCGACTGCTCATTGCAGAGCGTAACACCGCACGGCTTCAAGCCGATCAAAGAGTCAGCCTCCGCGAAGAGTTCCGAGAATTGCTTGGAACAGACGAAATCGAGCAGGGAGTGGTTGTTGTGCGTGGGTTACAAGACCGCATAAAGCGGCTGGAGGAGGCGGGTGATGCTCTTGATGCAAGGCTTGGATGTGGGTGTATGTACTGTGGGCCTTGCAGGGTTTGCCAGAGCGCATCCGAGAACTGGGATGAAGCCAAGGAGGCCAAGCCGTGAGACATCCAAGCTATTGCTGTCAGAATTGCGGAGACTTTATTGGATGGATGGGGCGATTCATGTTTCCATTCTTCCACAAATGCAGAAACAAAACAACAAAACACATGACTGAATACACAACACAAACCACATCACGAGGCATTCCTGAGGACGGTTGGAAAGTGGAAGGAGGCAAGACCATGAACTGTCCATACTGCCATTCACCAAAGCGAACAGAGACGACCTATGAGTGCTGGAGACGCACTGATATGGACGAGTTTCAGCGGCCTGAGAAGTGTCTGCGTAACGAGATTGGATTGCTCAACGACCACATCAATCTACTCAAGAGTACCGGCGACGAGCTGCTTGAGTGGCTGAAGGACGGCACCATTTCCGACTCAAACTATCGGCTGCTGGCCAATGCATGGCAGCGAGCAAAGGAGAACAAGAGATGAACCCCGAATACGAAGCGCACGCACGCTTGTGCAAATCCATCGGAGACATGGCGAAGGAGAACGAAGATCTTAAGCAGCACGTCACCGAACTCGAAAACCGTCTCCGCGCTTTGTGGGACAAATACGATGGAGACTGCAAGCACTACATGGAGCGCATCCAGAGGCTGGAGGAGGCGGGGGATAAAATGTTTTGGACATTAGACGCCGAGGAAACTGGATCTGTCGGAAAAGAAATGTGGCGCAAAGCCAAGGAGGCCAAGCTGTGAGTGTTGAGGAACGAATCCTTTTCCTAGCGGAGTCTCCCGATTGCAACCATCCACGCGAACTCCGCGCAATCGCCTTTCAGGTGCGAAAACTGGAGGATCGGATCAAGCAACTCGAATCCGAGAACGACGCTCTCCGCGCCGATCTGCTGCTGTGGGAAGAGAAGGAGGCCAAGCCGTGAACGACAAACACTGGCAATACTCGCTAGTAATTCCATGCACGCTGTTGTTCGTGGTTTTGGTTACGATGTGTTTGATTAAAGGGTTCGATAACGGGACTGATCAAATGCAGCAACAGGCAGTTCTAGCAGGTCATGCCGAATGGGTGGCCGACAAGAACGGGAAACCTCAATTCAAATGGAAGGAGTGCAAATGAGCGAACCAATCTACTTTTCAACCAACAGCCACCCGATATCCAACCCAACGACGCAGATCATGCGGGTCGATCTGGATGGTGGGTTCACGGTCAATGAATCCATACCCGCTACTGATGCAGCCAAAGAAGTGCTTCGGATTATGAAGGAGCAATGGTTTGCCGACGCACAGGCCACAAAGATCCGCGAGCTTCAATCCGATGTGAACGAGCTGAAGGAGCTGGTCGAGTACCTGCAAGATCGGATCAAGCTGATGAAGAGTACTGGTGACGAACTGCTTGAGTGGCTGAAGGACGGTGCTATTTCCGACTCAAACTATCGGTTGCTGGCCAACGCATGGCAGCGAGCAAAGGAGAACAAGAGATGAACCCCGAATACGAAGCGCACGAACGCTTGTGCAAATCCATCGGAGACATGGCGAAGGAGAACGAGGCTCTTAAGCAGCACGTCACCCAACTCGAAAACCGTCTCCGCGCTCTGTGGGACAAGCTGGAGGGAGAACGGAAGTACTACAACGAACACATCCGCCAACTGGAACTAGCTGGCAACGCGATGTACGCATTCATCAACCCTCCATATCCGAGCATGAGAACCACCCGAATGGACAACCTATTGCAGGGCTGGGACGACGCTAAGATTGGGAAGGAGGGGAAGCTGTGAGATTCAAGGAATGGTTGGGGTACATGAAAGAAGAACTGGAGTTCCACAAGCGACATCCAGAACTGTGGCTTGCACTTGTGATTGCTGGTTCGGCTTACTTCATACTGAAGGAGGTAAATCGGTGAAACGCTACACCCACATCGTGTTGCGACGAATGCCTCCTTTGAACGGATTCAGCATCAAGACTCCAGAAGGTAAGTTCCTAAGCGACATGCGTCCACGGGGCATTGTGATGGAACTCAATCGTCTCAACGACCGCATCAAAGAACTCGAAGCCAAAGTGGATGAACTCCATGACCTCGAAAAATGGTTGGAGGGAAGATGAAACTGCGACCGATCAAATGGGTGCTGTCACCTACCGACGACCACATGCTTTCCATGGAATGCACCGACATTGAGATCGTCGATGAAGGCGGCGGTGAGTACGTCGAGGTCAGTCAATCTGCTGATGGCCATGGTAAAGTCAGCATCAACCCAGAGGAATGGCCGATGATGCGTAAAGCCATCGACGACGCCATCAAGCAATGCAGGGATCTGAAACCATGACCATCGAAGAAATGAGAACCATTGACGGACTGAAGACATACAAGGAGCTGGAGGATGCCAAGGAGCGCATCGCGCACCTGGAGGACCGCATCAACCGAGCGGCAACAGCGTTCTTCCGAGACGGCTCAGATGGACAGGTTGCATCTGGAATGCTGACGATATTGGAGGAGGAGAGAAACAAACCATGATCACCAAACTGCACGAACTGCCGCCCGACCATCACCTGCGGAACACGGCCATTCAGAACATCGACGTTCGGATCCGCTGCAGACACACCGGCGCCACCCGGGACCCTCGGACTTGGCGCATCAAGAACGACACCTACAATAGGCTGTGCGACACCTGGCAGAACAACTTCGACTTTATCCTGCAATGAAAACAGCTCAACAGATCCAACGGGAGGGCACCGGCCCTTACCACCTGACCAAGCGGGACGCCGGTGAGGCCTACCGGGCTGCCCGTAAGATCAAGATCGAGTTCACCAGCTTCTTTACCAGGAAGCGTGGGAAAGGCTCCAAGTGAAAGACTTTGACGTAGCACGCACAATGATCGAATACGGCGGGTCATTCGTTCGCAAGCTGGGCGCCGCGGCACTCGTGGCCGACCAGGACAACCTGTCAAAGATTAAGAGCACTTGGCCCGACTACTGGGCGCAGTACGACCGCATGGCAAAACAGATTTCGGAGGTCGAAAAACAGGCCTCCAAGTAGACAACAACAACACAAACACGAAGCAACATATGGGAATCACAGTATCAACGAAACCAAGCGGCGGCACCTTCACGCCGTGCCCCGAGTACACAGGCCGCGCGGTCTGCGTCGACATCACACCGCTCCGAGCCTACGAGACGGAGTACGGCACCAAGCAGAAGTTCAAGATCGCATTCGAGTTGGACATCCTGGACCAGTCACGCAACCCGGTGCAGCCCTGGGTGGTCATGACGGCGCCAATGACCGCCAGCCTGCACGAGAAGGCCGGCCTGACCAAGTTCCTCAAGGACTGGCACGGCCGAGCACTCACCCCCGAGGAGACCGTCAGCCTCAACCTCGACGGCCTGATCGGCAAACCGGCCACCGTGGTGATCGTTCACGAGCAGTCTCGGGACGGCACCAAGACGTTCAGCAACATCAAGTTGATCATGCCCCACAAGAGTGGGGAGGCCTTGAAGCCATCGGGCCTGTGGGTACGCCTGGAGGACAGGCCGCCTCGGGAGGATGGCCAGGTCAAGACCGTGGTGCCGGCTACCGCGGCGCCGGTTAAGATTGCAGACATCAAGGTGCACGTCGGCAAGTTTAGGGGGGTCCCGCTTTCCGAGCTAACGCCTGACGCTGTGCGCGGCCTGGCCGAGCACTGGCTGCCCAAGGCTAAGGTCTCCAGCGGAAAGACGCCTGACGACATCGCACTCATTGCCGCGGTTACCAAGCGCCTTGAGGAGCTGGCTAAGGCCGACGAGCCCGATTTTGACGACGTGCCTTTCTAAGCCATGAAGACACGCAAACCCACGATGAAGCTGATCCACATGGTGCCCGAGGTGGTCCGACTACGGTCGGAGGGCTGCACCCTGGAGGAGATCGGCAAACGGTTTAACCTCAGCCGCCAGCGGATCAACCAGATTGAACAGGCAGCACAGAAGCACGAGGAGATCCTGCGGGTGTGGGGATTCCCGTTCTCGACCAGGACGTTCAACATCCTCGAAAGCCTAGCCATCAAGAGCCGCCAGGAGGCTCTCGACCTCTACAACCTAGGGCACCTGCAGCCTAGGTCGGTGCGTGGGTTTGGGTGGGTATCCTACCGTGAAATCTGCGAATGGCTGGGCGTGCCCACCGTAAGACAGCCGTTGACCAAGACCGTCTGCCCTCATTGCGGCAAACACATCTGACAACTTTCCGGCAGCCTGTTGCTGCTGGGACTCGTGGGTAACCGGGGGCGCGCATCGGGACAAACGCGCATCAACTACTAACTGAAAGCAATTTAGCAATATGCCAGCAAACCCAACAATCATCTTCGACATCGAGACCGGGCCACTACCACTGTCGGAACTCAACATCCCTCCGTTCAACCCGGCCGACGTGAAGTTGGGCAACGTCAAGAATCCCGACCTGATCGCTGAGCGCATTCAGAAGGCCGAGGAGAACCACACCGCGGACTTCATCAAGAACGCAGCCTTGGACGCTCTCTCGGGGCAGATCCTGTGCATCGGATACCGCATCGAGCACCAGGTGACCGCGGTGCTGAAGAACGACGGCAACGAGGCCGCCATGCTCCTGGAATGGTGGGAGTTGGTAAAATACTACGAGCGGCAGCCTAAACTCGTCGGATTCAACATTAAGGCCTTCGATCTACCGTTCCTCATCAAGCGCTCCTGGAAGCACCGCATCCTTCCTCCCTACTGGCTGCGCCAGGGACGCTACTGGAACGATCTGGTGATCGACCTGCGCGAGGTGTGGCAGCTTGGAGACAGCCGGGCGCACGGAAGCCTTGGTGCAATCAGCCGGCACTTGGGCCTAGGTGACAAGACAGGCACCGGCGCCGACTTTAGTCTGCTTTGGAATACCGACCGCCAGGCAGCCATCGACTACTGCATCCAGGATGTGAAGCTAACCCAGGCGGTGGCGGATATTCTGATTCCGGCCTACTGAGGGCTGGACAACGACCAGAACAGCAGATAGGGAGCAGCCCGTCGACGTGAGCTGTAGGAGGTGAGCGTCGAAATCAACTGAAGGACATGACAACTTTTATCCCCACCACCACAGGCATTCGCAGTTCCTTCCTGCGATCTCCTACCCTGTGACTGGTGGGGATTTCCGTTTGAATCATGACATACTCCGAAAAACTCCAAGATCCGCGGTGGCAGCGAAAAAGACTCAATGTTTTGCAATCTGCCGAATTCAGTTGCCAAGACTGTGGTGACACAACCACAACGTTACACGTCCACCATGGTCGATATGAAAAAGGAAAAGAACCATGGGAAGCACTAGATAGCGATCTAATGTGCCTTTGTTCTTTCTGCCATCGTCATCGCCAGGCGTTGGAAGATGAAGTCAAAGCTGGAATGTCCTGCCTTCCCTACAAGCTACTGAACGCACTCTCGACGACGGCACTTATGATGGGTCATGTAGGCCACAATATGGAAGAACGGTTCGGAAACGATCTAGCTTCCAGCATTGGGAAAACGGTGCACGCAAAAGATGCTTCCTGGAATAAGGTTGAACGATTTTAACCCTATGAGAATACGCTCAATCAAACCCGAGTTCTGGGAATCCGAGAATCTCAGCAAGGTTTCGCGAGAGGCTCGACTGCTTTTCATCGGTCTCTTTTCGTGCTGCGACGATGTCGGGAGGGCTCGCGCATCCTCGCGACTCCTCGCGAGCCGTCTTTTCCCTTACGACGAGGATGCTTTCAAGCGTCTTCCTGTGTGGATCTCAGAACTTGAGAAGCAAGGCTGCATCAGGCTCTATCAGGTCGACGGTGAATCTTACTTGGACATCCCAAAGTGGCAAAATCATCAGAAAATCGACAAACCTTCAGCCTCTAAGCTCCCATCATTCGACGATGTTCGAGAGGATTCGCGAGGATTCGAGAAAGATTGCCTTGGAACAGGGAACAGGGAAGAGGAACAGGGAGAGGTTTCGGAGACTGTCGTCGACGAGGTTTCGGTGAAACCTCTGTGGGGTCTAAAGTTCGGACTGGTTCTTCCTGAAAAGCTCCAAACTAACGAATGCCTTACCGCTGTACAAACATGGTTGGCCTACAAAGCAGAACGAAAACAGGGCTACAAGCGAATCGGGCTGTCCGCAGCCTTACAGGCATGGTCTAACGAATACACCGCTGAAACGTTCCCGGCTGCGGTAAACCACTCCATTGCAAGCAACTACCAAGGCATCTTTCCTCCTAGGGGCTCACTTGCATCTGGGGCCAACACATCCCGTGCCGGCGGCACCTTCTCACCCAACATTGCTGACTACCAATGAGCGACCCCTACTTTGCCCAGGACGACGAGTTCGGCCTCATCGGCGCCTGCCTGTCCGGTGGATCGGATGTCTGCCATGAGGTATTCGCCAAGATCCCCACCGACGCTTTCCAGGATAGCGATCTGTACCATGTGTTCGAGATTGCCAAAGGCCTCGTTGCCAAGAGCGATCCGGTCAACATGGCCACCGTGGTCAAGGAGTGGAAGCGCTCCATGGGCCAGACTCCGGTGCCTTTCGAGGCTCTGAACAAGGCCGACGAGCTATGCCCAAGCCCAGCGAACTACCCGGCATTCGCTCAGGCAGTCCTAGAGGCCCACCACAGACGCCATCTGAGAACCGCTGGAGACCGTCTGATTCGTGAGTCCGCTGTCTCCACCCTCTCCGTCGATCAAATCGTCTCCAATGCCGAAGCAGGGCTCACCGTTGAGGCATCCAAGGAGGAAGTCCAATCGTCCAAGTCGGTTGTCAGTCGGTTCATTGACTCGACTCAAGAACGATTCTCAAGGCAGGGCCAGCTCTCCGGGATCACCTCAGGCTTCCACAGGCTCGACCAGATGACCGACGGCTTCCAGTTCGGTGAGCTGGCCATCATTGCGGCCAGGCCATCCATCGGTAAGACAGCCATTGCCATTGCCATTGCCAAGGCAGCCAGCATCGACTCAAGGATCCCGACCCTGTTCATCAGCTTGGAGATGTCCGACGAGTCCATCGTGCGCCGGATGGTCTCGTCTGTTGGCAGCATACCCATGCAGGACATCAAGACCGGCCAGCTCGATCAGGGAGGCATGAAGGCCATGTCGACAGCATCGGCCAAGATCGCAGGCAGCCCGATTCATTTCATCTCCGGATCCGGTGTGTCCAACATTGCCACCATCACCGCGGTGATCCGCAGGGCTGTACGCAAATGGGGCGTGAAGCTGGTCCTGGTGGATTACCTCCAGAAGATCCATGGATCGAAGGCCGCAGAGAAAAAGACCTACGAGATCGCAGAAGTATCTGGCAGGCTCAAGGGCGTGGCCTCCGATACCAAGACAGCCGTGGTTGCCCTGGCTCAGCTCAATCGAGAGAACGAGAAAGACAAGGGCCGGGTGCCTCGCCTGACTGACCTAGCGGACTCTGGGCAGATTGAGAGGGACGCTGATCTAGTCCTATTGCTCAACAGGGAGCGCAACCAGCCCCAAGGCGAAGCTGTGATTGCTATCGCCAAACAACGAGACGGTGAGTGCGGCCTGGTGCCCCTTTGGTACGAAGGCCAGTACTGCCGCTTCTCCGACCCATCTCCCAGTTTCTAAATACCAATGACCACCCAATACAGCATCAGCCAGAACCAAGTGCTCCGTGAAGCGAAACACCTTGTGCGGTTCGCGATCAAACGAGGCTGGATGTCCTACCCAAACGGCACCCTGATGGACGCCGAGGGCGACCCTATCCCAAACATCGAGCCCGAGGACGAGACAAGCAGCCCAATCACACCGGAGTTGTGCAACAAAGCATTTGTTCTAAGAGACCGTGGTATTACGTTGGATAATATTGCAGCTATTTGTGGTGTTCCTCGTGGATCTATTGCTTACATAATATCGCGAGGGCATGAGGATTACCTCTTAAGGTTAAGAGTAGATCCCAATAGCACTAAGGAATCTCTTTGATAATACCCAGAAACAGGTGAACGCGAGAC